AGTACGTCTATATCGTTGAAAACTAGATGAATTCATCGTTGCAGCTGCATCGTCAACCATATATTGTTTATAATATTTTTTAAAAGCTTCTTGCATTTTAGGAGTTATTTCGCCATAATCCCACGCGGCTCTCATATCTTCAGGTGTTTCAAATCCCATTTCTTTAGCTATCTCATTTTCGTCCCAATCATACGAGTGCCCAGACAAAGTCATATTCCATAAAGCAGTCATTTCACCACTATTTTCTGGTTTTAAATATTCTTCAATTTTTCTGTTTATTTGTGTATTAAAAGCAGCGTCATTTGCAATTTTATCTTTATCTACTACACCTTCATAATTTAATATTTTTTCACCATCTTTGCCAAAAGTGTAATATGGTTTAACTCCTTTTAAAAATCTAGACATATCAAAATCACCACTATTAATTCTTTTGAATAACTCATCTGTTCTGTTAGTTACAAACCAACCTTCAATAAACTTTTTTAATGAATTAAATAGTCTAGTAAAGAAGTTACCTTTTGGTTTCTTCTGATCTTGTATATAATCTCTAAACTCCTCTGCTAATTGTTCTCTTATCTGATCTGGTGTAGCATCTTTGTACTTGACTGTTCTACCTGTTGGTCTATCAACAAAACTTCCTTTACGACCTTTAAACTCTTCATTAAGTTGAGCTATCTCATTACTGTCTAAATACATTGCGTATACAGCCTCAAATGCTTCGTGGTATGCTGTACCAACTTCCGCATTTTGATAAACAAACATAGCATTGTCTTGGAACATACCCCATGCAGTTCTTCCTCCTGCTCTAATTATATTTCTAACCCTAATTAAAGGTACTTGAGGTAAGTTTTTATCCATCCAGCTACGAAGGTCCTTCCAGTTCTCATCATTCATTGCTTCTACAGAATCAGTAGTAACCTCACGTAGAACTTCACCGTTCATGTTATTCTGACCACGTTCTAATGCAGCTTTGACATCATCATCTAATGTTGATTTACCTTGCTCTGTTCTTTTTTGTGTTAGTTTTTCAAACTCTTCAGGAGACAACTGTTGTGACATATCTGCTTCTTCTCTCTTAAGTTTCGCAAGAGCAGGAGCAATATAATTATAGATAGTTCCTTTAATAACTTGTTTATCTTTACCTGCATCTTCTACTTTCTTAACTACCTCTGCTAAGTCACCACCTTGAATCATTTTTATCTTTTCCTGATAATTACTCACACTTGTATCAGCAGGTGCTGTAAAGATTAACTTTTTACCTTGAGGACTAGTGTAAGTGTTAGAAGTTTTACCATCCAATACAATGTTCTCTGAATCAGGAGTTACCTTAATTACTGGTGGTTTTTCTGTTTTAGCTGGTGGTACTTCAGTTACAAAGTCTCCAGCACTATCTTCATTTACAAAGTATATACCTTCTCTATTTACTTCTTCACTACCTTCCACAACAGACTTCATTGTAGTATGCAAAGGAAGTTGGAAGTCTTCTCTAACACCACCACCTGGAATGTTTTTAGATAGTAGATAAGTTTGGTAGTTTGGCCAGATGATAGACTCTACATTTCCGTCCTCACTAACTGATGTGATTTGTTCAAACTCTTGATCTAGCTTCTGTACATAGGAATTATCTACATTGTTGTACATCTGTCCTAGAGTATCTATAATAATCTGTTTGTTCTTATCTAGACTAGCAGGTCTTAAATCTACTTTTGTACCAGGTCCTATTCTTAAAACTAACTTACTAAATGGTAAACCACTTACAGTTGTGCTAATTTCTTTTTCAAAGAATACACTATTCTGACCTGTGTCTTTTCTTTTACCCTGAGAGTCTACTGGTATTCCCCAGTATGTAACACCTTTTAAGAAGTTTAACATTCTTACAGATACATCACTATTAGCACCTAGATCTGGATCAGCTATCTGTTGCGATAAAGCATACAGTGCATCAAAGATAGCTTCAGCTTCAGCTACAGTGTGTTTTCTATTTCTAAGTTTTACATATGCATTTGGTACATCTAGAAACACACTACCCATAGGTTGACTATACGAAACTGTTCCTTTAAATATATTCTTGTTTGTAGTAGGAATAAAGATAACTTGATCTTTAGATAGATCATCTTCTGAAATAAGGTCTGCTTCTACAACAGAGGTAGTACCAAACACATCCTTGTTATTAGAATCTTTCTCATACTGAGGAATACCAAACGATGCCTCAATATTAAAAGCTGGACCCACCATTGTTCTATCAAGAATATCTTTTCTAAACTTATCGAACTGCTTGTTAATCTGATCTTTTACTTCCTGTGGAGTTCCTTCTCTAAACATGTCACCATTTCTAAATCCAGACTCAGGTATAACTTGGTATATAGCATTGTCTAATTTACTCTGGTCTTCAGCAATAGGTTGACCGTTTACATCTACTAGGTTACCTGCAGTATCCATCATCACCATGACAATAACACTATCACCAAACTTATCCATAAGTTCCTGGTTACCATCATCAAGTATTCTCTCGATGACACCATCTAGTATTTGATCTTGTGTAGCACGTGTTACATATACTCCACGTATTTGATTTCTGTTTTCAAATCTATTTAAGTTTGCTCCAAATCTATTAGCTCTAACTTGATGAGGTTTACCATCATTGATTCCTACCGTAGCCCTTGGTAGAACTTCTATAGATTTTTTAGAATCAGGATTAAATGACTTTGGTTCAGCTTCTATAACTGGACCAGTAGTCTTTGTATTTAATAACTGTGCCTGTAATTTTAGATCTTTTGCTATTCTATCTTGTGCCTCTTGTTCTTTCTGATACTCATCCATTATTCTCTGGAATCGATCTACTATTACCTTCTTGGCTTTATACTCTCCTCTTAAACTTTCTAGTGTTTCTTCTAACTCTTCTAAACTTTGTAAAGAATCAAAGGCACCTCTTTCTCCTATACTAGCATCAAGTTGTATATCGTTAGTTAGATTAAAATTAGCCAACTCTTGTTTTAGTAATGGCCATATATTAAGAATATCCTCACCTTTTGAAGCTTTGTCTAGGAGTTCTTTCATGTAGTCTCCATAATCTTGTCCTTCTACATATGTGTTTTCTAATGCACTTCTAAGTAACTTAGCTGCTTCCTTAGCAGCCTTTGTTATTGCTTTTACTAATTTTCTGTTAGCTGCTATTTCTTTTACTACAGCTCTACCATTCTGTTCTAGTAACTTAAGTTGATCTTTCAACTCTTGTAGAAACTCTCCAGTATTTCCTGGTAGTTCTAGCAGGTCTGCCTCAAATGCTTCAAAATAAGATATGTTAAACTCTTGTTCTTCTTGTTCTTTAGACAATTCTTCGATACGCTTTTGTGTATCTTCTTGCATTTCTGTTAACTTGTTCAGAGCTCTGGTAAAGTTTTTCTGTGCCTTAGAATACTTTAATTTAATTCTAGGACCACCTTCACGCATTTTATATATAGCATCTATATCTTTCTTAACATCAGCTAATTTCTTCTTATCTTTTTCTAATTGTTTGTTTATCTCCTCTAACCTTCTTTTAGATTCAACACCCAAGTCATTCATTATCTTGAGTCTGTTCTCTCTATTTGCTGCAAGAGTTTGTTCGTTCTTTGCTAACTCTTCTGCAGATAAAAACTCAGATGTTGCAGTTGCTTGATCTTTACTAACAGTTCCTACTGGTCTTATTCTAGCTTCATTAAATCCTTCTTGAGGTACAAAGAATTTGTTTGCTAATTGTTTTTTAAGAACTGTACCATTAGCATCTTTATATACAAACAATAACTTACCGTTATCATACTGTAATCTACCTTTTCTTTTGCCTCCAAAGTTCTTCCCAAAGTTAAATTCAAACACTGTGTTTCTGTGTCTGTAATAGAAGTTTGCAGTTTTATCATTATTCAGTCTTTCAAAAGGTGTAACTTTATAATTGATAAGTGCATCAGGAGATATAGTTTTTACTTCACCAGACGGAACTCTTACATCTATACTACCATCCTCTTTCTTTCCAATAACAGTAAAGTTAGGAATTACAACTGGCTCATCTAATGGTGTGTCTTTTAAAAAGTTTACACCTTGTCCTACAAAGTATTCTTGTCCTACCTGTAAAGTCTTTTCTCCAGTTTTTGTTTTTATAACAACACTTTCAGTGACATCTGTAATGTCCTGTGCTACATCAGGATCTATTGGTCTTACATCAAAGTTCTTAGGATTAGTTTTAATCTTCTCATACTCTTGAATAAGCTCTTCTCTCTGTAGAGAGATAGCAGCTACATCATTTAACTTTTGTGCTAAGTCATCTTTTGCATCTGATATTACATCTAGGTTTTTAATCTGATCTACAGCATCATTAAAGCTTTCAGACTTATTGTTTAATACATCTTGAATAATTGTATTAACATCAACTCCAGGTAGTCCAGCCTGAAGTTCTTGAACAAGTTGTGGTATACGTATATCAAAGTCTGCAATCATGGTAGCTGAATACAGCATCTGATCTATTACAGCTGGTGAGTATACACGTCTTTGTTTTCCATCTGGTCCTGTTTCTGTTATACCTCCATATCTTAAATTTAAAGATTGATAAAGACTCAAAGTGGCTGCAGCAGTATCTTTAAATCTCTGCATACGTGCAATGAATGCATCTTGTGTATCTCCTTGTTGTACTTTACCTTCTGCTTGAAGCTGAGCAAACCCTTGTTCAGTTTGTGCTAAGTTTATAACATCTGCAATCTCTTGTTGCACCATGTCATATCTTCCATACTTTATTCTAGGAGTTAGATAATTAATTATATACTGTAACTCTAGATTCTTATAAGCTAACTCATCACCTCTCTTAGCCGCTGCTTCCATCTCTTGTCCTATAACTCCTGCTCTATTTACAGCATCTATAGTACCATTGGTAAAGTCAGAGAAAGTATAAGGTTTACCAGTGATTGGATTTAGTCTATTCAGTTCTTGTAAAGCTGCTTGTGTATTAGCTTGTCTTGCACTGTTTCTACGGTATCTTCCTCTACCAGTCATTATAGCACCAGAGAATCCACCAATCAGTGCATTCTTTGCTCCTTGGTCACTGAATATACCATCAGTTATTGCTACACCAGCTGACTCTAACCAGTCGGTTGCTTCGTTATTATACTTTTTATTATAGTAATCTTGTGATCCCACACTAGCACCATACTGTCCTACTTCTTCTGCAGCTTCTGTAACTGAAAAAGTATATGGTCTAATTTTATTTAATCTTTCTAGCACAACAGGTAACTTACTTACCTTTTCAGTAAACTTACCACCCTTGTATACAATCTGATCTGTTTCTCTTAATAAACTATTAATTGCACCTTTGTCTCCTTTATATGTAAAACGTCCTATACGTGGAAACAAAACGTAGTTACTAGCTGATAATATACCCACGTTAGTCCAGAAAGAAGCATTACCTGCACCATCAGCAGCGTTATTGATAACTTTCATTTCATCTGCACCTGGTACCACTCCATACTCAGCTTTATACTCTTGTATTAATTTATCTCTAAACTCGTTTTGATTATGTAGAGATTCAATACCTGCCTCACCAGTAGTTGCAAGACCTGCAACCAAAGCTCGTTGTCCTGGATTCAATAAATTATACTGACTTAATAAACCATCAGATAGTTTTTTAATTTCACCGTATACACCAGCTCCTTTACCTGCTGCCGATAGTCCTTTTTCTGTAGCTGCTATTGCTTCACCAGTTTTACCTACACTAAATACTTTAGCTGCAGGAATTACTGATGCCATACCTTTTGTTGCAAGATTTATACCTCTAGTAAATACACCACCAGACGCATACGCACCCACTGCAAATCCTAGATTCTTAATAACACCATCCCACAAGAAGTTTCCTGTTAATAGATAATCAGGACTGTACCATTTAGCATCTCTTTCTACTTGTGAATAGTAGTTAGGCATAGCTTCTTCAGACCACTTATTAATTGAGTCAAGTGATCTGTTAAACTCGTTGTCATAAAATGAAGCAAATCTACCATCAGCAACTGCTTGGTATACTCCATTTACTAGGCCCACGGTACTTTGTAGAAATGTATTAACTGCAAGTATAGATCCTTTTGTAACACCATACAGAGCCTTCTCTCCAAAGCTTTGATACTTTGCAGCAAGTTCTTCATTATCTACACCCATAGAAGTTGGCTGGAAATAGTCATATCTTCCAGACCCTTCATACTCATCTTGAGTTGTTATTCTACTTCCTAAACCTTTATTACCAGGTCTAGAAGTTTGTTGAATAAGTTCGTTGAGTGCACTTTTTTGAGGAGGTCCTACTACACCACCTCTAAATTCTGTACGATTTTGAAGATTAGAAAACATGGCAGGAGGAGGTGTATAACCACCAAACTGCTCATCGAAAGACATAAAGTCTAACTGAGGTGGAACAGGACTGGTACCCATAGGTGGTACACTCACTCCTGTTTGAGCTTTCTTTACATTTTTATTGGTTGCCATAGTGTGTTTTATCTTCCTATTTTACCGTCCTGATTAAGGTCTTCGTTTACAAAAGTTTCGTAGTCAGTAGTTGCATTAGGACTTTGAGCTGATCTAGCTAATTGTGAATATTGAGCAGGACTCATTTGAGCACCCGGTGCTATTAATAATTCATATATAACTTGATCAGTAATTTGATTTAACAAAGGAGCTACATTTTCTTTTGGAACCATACCAGGCCACAGTACATTCTTTCTTATCTGTCCACTTACTGGATCAAATATATTAAGTTGTAGTCTGTACATAGCATTCTCTGTTTTTGGATTTACATCACTAACAATGTTACCACTAGCCTTGTAATATCTAAGTGCTGGGAAATCTCCTGCTTCAGAATGTAAGAATGCATTTTCTAAAGTTGTTTGATATTGATTATCTGTTGATGTAGTGTAATAAGCATTAGGTTCTCTGTAGTAATTACCTTCACTATTTGTTCTTAAAGGAGTTCTAGTGTCTATCATGGAAGGTAGTATTCTACTATCAAAAGCTTGTACCTCTGGACTTGCATCAAACTTACCTAAGAAGAATTTATCATACTGTTGCTGACTTAACTCTATCACTACTTCATCATCTGGAGTTTGTAGGACTAATTTATATTTTCCATCAGCTCCAGCAGTTACAACATTAGCTGTTTCAAAATCCTCTAGTGCACCTCTTATTTGTTTAGCAACTTTACTTCCACCAAACGTACCAGCATCTACCTTACCTTGCTCCATGTCAATAGCTATTCCACCCAGCAGACCTTTGAATTGTTCTTTCTGAGCTGTATTGTTTAGAGGTATAGCGTAAGCAACTGCTTGAGGAATCAGATTAGTTTTTCTTAATTCATCAGCCATAAAGCTATTTCTTTGCTCCATGATATTTTTAAGTGCTCTTTGTAAAATTTTATTCTCTGAATAACCTATAATCTCATCATACAGAGGATCACCAGAATCTCTACTGAATTCATAACCTATTCCTCTATTTTCGTATCCTGGATAAAATAGTTGTTCAAATATTGCCTTCTCAGCTGCATCTAAATCACTGTCTGGACCCATAGCTTTATTATAGTCCCAGCTTCTAATCTGATCTGGTCCCTCATCATCTACATCTTCATATACATACTGTTGGAACTTATCACTATTAAATATTTTGTTTAATGAACTATAGTCTGCAGTTAGATTTTCTGTAACTCCATCCTCATTTACATAACTAATACTAACACTTTTGTTTTGATTTGATATGTTGTCTGGAATAGGGAATAACATTTCTGCCTCCTTATTAATTTCTGTATATAGATTAGTAAATGCTTCAGAGTCTGTTTTTAATCTTTTTAAAGTAGCAAGGTCTGAACGTAGATCATCCTGCATAGATGATGGGTAACCAGCGTTTTGAGTTATTAACTCTGCTAAGTCTTCTTTACTATAACCATACTTATTCATTATCCTTTCATACTCAGCATTGTAAGCTGCTATAGAATTGTTCATAGCTGTCTCTCCAGCAAGTACTACATCAAGATCACTAGCATCATCGCCCTGATTGATAGGAACTCCACCATACGCCATGGTTTCTAATGCATTTACTTCTAATCTTTTAAGTCTCATTGTTTCGTCAAACTGCATTTGATCTTGCATCATCTTAGCATTAAACTCTGCTGCATCTTGATTCATTTTAGCAATTTGAAGTTCCACCATTCTAAATGGATTCGTATGAATTGTTTCAGATACATTTCTATATGAATATGAATTAGTAAAGTCCTTCATCCAATTTGTACTGTACAATTGTCCTTTTGCTGTCTCAACATCATTGTTTGCAAAACTTCCACTTACACTTTCATACTCTGATTTTAGAGCTTCTGCCTGACGTTGAAGAGCATCTATTTGATTTTGAATAGCATTCTTTTCTTCAGATGTTGCAGAGGCACTTTGTAAAACTTTCATCCTACTTATTTCTGATTGGATGTCCATAAAAGTTTGATTGTAAGAGTTATTCAAATCATCTGCAAATACTCTATCATCTATACCATTATATTTGAACTGTCCATCAATAGCCATTTGTTGGTATGCCTCTGGTGGAAGAGCAGCTTTTAAAGCAGTTTGAATTTTCTCTGGAGTAAGAGACTCTATCTTTCTTCTAGTGATAGCATCATAATATACAATTTTACCTCTACTATCTGTCGTTGCATATATATCATTTGTTGTCTCATCAGCAGCTAAACCTTTTACAATATCTTGAGCTTGTTTACTGTAATCTACATAAGGTCTATATATTGCATTGAATGAAGCATCTAAGTCTCCATCAAACCAAGACTGTACTTGTTTAGAGAAGAATAGATCATTTGATTGAGATCCTTTTCCATCAGCATTAATCTTCTGTTGTGATTCTAATTGCTCTCTATACTTAGCTGCAGAACCCACAGCATTCAAGATAACTGGATCATTTACCAATTGCTTTGTCATACCGTCAACTGTGTTTACAAGCTGAAAGTTTGAAAAGTCTGATGCTGCTATACTAGAAAGTTCCCCTCCTAATGCATTTAATTTAGACTGCAGGTATTCTTTGTCCTGTGGTCTAACTACATCAAGCCCAGCAATATTATCAATACTGTTCTGAATCTTTTGTATCCCTTCCTCATAACGTTGTTGTTTAAACAGACCAACCTTAAGCATTTCATCCTGAGGACGTTGCTCAACATATTCATTAAAGGTGGGTATGTTATCTAGATATGATGCCATAATTTAACAAATGTATTATTATTTATAGACTTATCCAAGGTAGGATAATCTATTTTAGTAATTCTTTATAATCAGATTAGTTATTTACCAAGTGGATTATTGTAAGTCATGTTTCTAAATTGTCTTACAACATTACTGTTCTTCTGATTCTTTTTCGCTCTTTTTATTGGTGTTAGTTTCATTCCTTTCTTAGCTGCCATGGGCTGATTTTGTGGATAGACATAGTCATAGATTGCTTTAGCTTTTAAACCTCTCTGAAACTGATTAAGTTTTCTATCTGCTCTATCTGTATCAAATGCTGATTCATCTTCATTCTGATTCTGTTTTGCAGCATTAGGATTAATACCTCCACCAGTTAGAATATCAATTATAGGATTTCCAGTTCCAGTTGGTCCTTGACCAGGTATATTAAATACTGCAGATCCCTGATTAAATAGATCTAAATCTTCACCAAATCTAAAGTTAGGGAAAAGTTCACGTAAAACTTTTTCTCTTCTATTTTCTAGCTTGTTCTTTTGATATTTATCAGCTATAGATTTAACAATTTCCAGATTAGTGGCTTTAGTATTAGCTACAGCCTTAGCTTGTCTGTCTTGTTGCTTGTCATAAATACCCATATTTAATATGTCAGCATTGTTAATAGCTTCAAGATTACCAGTGTATACAGTATCTCTCATTGCTTGATTCTGCCTAAACTCTTCAGCATTTATATTATTTTTAGCATCAAAGAAAGTAGCTTGTGCAGCAGCTAGAGCTGCAGGATTACCTGCCAGTATAGGATTTTGAGAAAGAGCTCTATACTGAGAGTTAACCGCATTTCGTTGATCCTGGAAACTAATGTCATAAGGCTGTCTCAATCTAGGTTGGAATGTCTGTGCATATACAGGTTCAAGTTGGTTCTGAGATGCAGCAGTCATTTCAGGAAGTATTTGATTGTAATCCAGATCATTGTCTATATCTCTGTCAATTAACCTTCTAAGTAGATTTGCATCAAATGGAGTTCTTAATTTTAATGTTGTAGTAGTATCAGTAGTAACAACATCTTCTTCCACCTCAGCATACTCATACTCAGGATCTTGAGCATCTTGAGGATCTACAGGTGGAGTGAATCTAGCACTTGCAGTTTCTTTTCCAATTATACCATCTACACTTAGTGATACATCTATGCCTGCATCTTTGTTTCTTTTATTGAATTCTTTTTGGAATCTTTTTACATCTTCTTTCTTTCTACGATCAAAGTTATTCCAATCAAACCAAGAATTTTCTTTTACAAGTTTTTCATAATCTGCTTCAGTTACACCACCAGCTAAACCTGTTCTATCATCATACTTCTGTCCTTCAGGCATTTCACCTATATCAGAACCTTGAGCATCTTGTCCTTCAACTTCCTCTGTAGCTTCTACTTTTACTTTTCTAAACTTACCTGATCCTTCTGGGAACTCTTCATAACCAGCTTCGATAGCTTCTTCCTTAGTCTTAAACTTTACCGGTAGTTCATTTAGATTTAATCTTTCTTCATTCTGTGCCTTAGGTATCTCTGCACCATCTTCTGCTTTTACCATCTTACCGATTCTCTCAGCTTGACTCTTGTGCATCTTGGAAGCCTTATGCAACTCTTTTTCTATCTTTCTTAGCTTCTTAACTTTAGTTCCATCCTCTGCATAGTCGGTATATGTTTCCATCTTACCACCATTCTTAGCATAGTCTTCTGTATCTTTAACAGCTTTTATTTCACCTTTAGTTATAAACGAGTTACCATCTATACCTTTTTCTTTAAACGTGTCATTAAGAGCTTCTTGTAAGTCAGCTAATAATACTTTCTTATTAGCTATATCTTGTAATTTCATATCACCACCATTTATAATGGCATCTGAAGTTGATAACAATAACTGTCCCCATTTAGTATTCTCAGCATCTCCAGCGTGTTCTACTGCTTTTCCCATTTGTTTATTTATTCTTGCTTCCTCATCATTGAGGTTGTTTACATATTGTTTAAATTTCTTACCCTCTGCTTCTTGATCGTTTATTACCTCTCCAAGACCTTTAGGAATCTTAAGATCTCCATAGATAACTAAATTCTCTTGACCATTTTCATTTAGTATTTGTGCTGGTTCACCACCTTCCACTTCTACTACTGGTTCATTCATAGAAACAGACTGTGGACCATAAGCTACACCTATGCCAGTTTCACCAGTCTTCACATCTTTCTTCTCATGGGAGTTACCATCGAAGTACATACTATCACCACCTGCGTATGGATTATATGCTACCGCACCTACATCACCACCCCATAGAGTTTTAACATTACCTTTACCAGCTACAGATCCTCCTTCTTTTAAAGTGTCTGGCATTCTAGAAGCTTTTTGTAACATGTTGTTTAAGTTCTTACCATCAAACGTTTTTAAAATTTGTGGACCTGGTGCTCCTATCATTCCATAGTCATTATTAGGACCTGGTAGCTTACCACCTTTCTTCATATAAGATGCATAGTTTGCACGTATCCCAGCACCTAATTTATTATAGGTCATATCACTTACGTTTGAATCAATTGTACTTCTAGCAAGTTCTTGTTTGTTATCATTTGTATCTAGAACTCCTCCTATACCACTACCAACAAAGTCACCAATAGCACCACCTAGAGGACCACCGATTAAGGTACCTATACCTCTACCAATACCACCACCAATATTACTACCTGCATCTCTGCTAGCTTTGTCTCCATATAACATGTTTCCTCCTATATCAAACACTTTACCCCAAGCATCTGCATTACCTCCGTTTTGAAATGATTTAACTTTACTAGTATTATTCAATGGAGCATATCCAGGATTAGCAAACATATTCATAGTCTGACCATTCTTTGCAAGCACATTTGTACCTACACCATAGATAGGAAAGAATTCCTCGCCTGTATTCATTACATCTTCAGGACGTACATATTCTCTTTCTGGTATTTCTGGTTGACTCAAAGCAGCTTGTCTTAATACAGCTGAAACTTCTTTCATTTGTTTTAAATCCTTAAGCTCATCTTTCTGAGTCCCTAATTTCTTTATACCCATCATAATGTCTTTCGAGATGGGATCATTAAGAATTTTACCTAAATCATTTTGTAGGAAGTCTGCTGTTTTTTGACCAAAGTTCACAGGAGTTCCGTCTTCATTATAACTTGCCGTACTGTAAGATTTTCCAAAAAGACCAGACCCATCAGGATTACCATATTGAGGTTGTTCTGGTATTTCAAATCCAAGATCTGGAAATACTACAGCAGAATCTTGTGCTTTCTTTGGTTTCTTGTGTGTATATCCTTTCTTATCCATACGTAAATGATCAGCTAGTTTATTAGCTTTATACCCTTTACCAGTCTTAGGATCATACATCATGTGTGGTTTAAACTTACCACCTTTCTTACCAAAACCTAACATTTCTAAGTCACCAACTTCTACAGATCCCTCAGCACCACCTCCTCCACCAAAGATATCACCAAATGCACCAGCTAACTCTCCGGCTCTTGAGAGTTTGCTCATTAGACCATCATCTTTCTTTTGATTCATTGCGTTGGCATAGAGAGCATCTATTTTTGCTTTGTACTCTATATCCTCTTTATCTTCTTCCGTAGTCAGTGAGTCTACCCCTAGCTCAAGTGACCTTTCTTTCATTGATTCAAAAGGAGATAATACATCTTCTCTTGCATTCTCTAAAAGTTCATTACCATCTATCACATCTGGATTTTTAATAGTACCAACTTGAGCTTTTTTAAGCTTAGCTAGTTGTTTTCCATGTTTCTTCAAGAAAGCTGCCTCTGTAGGGAACTTCTTGTAGAATTCTTTTTCAGACTTTACGCCTGCTATTTTTAAAATTTGAGCCTTCATATTAATTGTATTTTTCTAACCAGCCTCCTGGTTGTGGGGTATTATAGTTTGTAAAGTTAGTCAATTGATTTAATTTGACCAAGGATCCTCCTTGTTTCTTCTTGATAGGATACTCTGTAACAGACTCTCCATCAAATGTATAGTCCTGTCCTGGTAACATCATTTTCTTGTCACCAGTATTAGATATTCCTAGCACAGGAAAGTCTACTCCTTTCATTGTTATATTGGGGGAGTTTATTTTAGTTATCTTTCCTGGGTTGGTTAACTGTCCCATATCGTCTTCTATCACCTCATATTTATCTAGCCATCCACCATCTTTCATTTTAGGTGACTTCCAAGAACCTTCTCCAAACTTGATAGCAGCTTCTTTGTCTGTTCCAAACTCTATAACTTCACCTCTCTTTAATGCTTCATTATAGATCTTAATCCAGTCTTTTTCACCAGACATGTCTATCCACTTACCATCTGCATTTTGAAACAAAGAAGGGAATCCCACCCAAGTGCCATCTTCAAGTTGTTCAGCCTTCATAAGATGTGTAGACTCCGTACCATCAGCATTCTTTCTAACACCTTCACGTGGAGGTACCATATAACCATCTTGAGCTTTCTGACAACTACCCTTACTAAAAGGTGTCTTACCAGGAACTGTTTTATATCCTGGCCAACATCTACCACCATCTTTCATTTGTGGTGCACTACCTTCTGGTGCACTACCAATAGCAATAGGAGCTGCCAGTGCAGGTAGAGTTTTAAATAAATTCTTAAACTTTTTCTTATCTCCTATGAGATTAAAGAATTTAAAATCTACTGATGTTTTACCTGCCAATCCATCTGATATAATCTTATTTAAAAGATCATCACTAGGCTTGTAAAAATCATCTGTTCCCCAATACTTCTTAGGTATGTACTGCATTCTTAATTCATCTATTCTCGAATGAACTTCAGTTTCCTTGGTTAAATATTTAATTCTTTCTTGTTCTTTTGGAGTTAATTTGTCATAACCTTTAGGTTTCCTGTTCATAGCTGCATTTATGTCTCTAGAATATATAGGTTTTGTACCTCTTCCTCCAGCATTTAAAGCATGACCGTCTTCATGTACTAATACAGTTTTACCTTTATTATATCTGACAGTTGGATTAGGAAACCAGTCTTCCATTCTACCTAAATTAATAGTTGATGTATTAGGTAATCTGTCTAGATCTCCATACATATCATAGAAACCTAGAGTGTTAGGATTATCAGCATAGTATTTTAGATCACTTGATAGAACAGGATTCTCTATTTTAGTAAATACTCCTGTTTGTTGTAGTTTATCTAAATTCTGTCTTGCATATTTAGCACCTCTAAGTGTAGTGTTAAGCCTGTTAATCTGTCCTTGTATCAGGTTCTTTTCGTTCAGTAGGCTCATTAGACCAGGAATTTCAGCTTTAGCTTCTTGTGGTCTTAAAACAGTACTATAAGTTGAACCAGGAAAATTTGTAACTGGTTTAGTAAATTCCAAACTACCGTCAGCCATTCTAACTACATCACCACCTAGAGATTCTGATTTTACGCTTAAGAGTTTATTAATCTGGTTCTCGATTATACGTTCTTGTCTCTTAAAATTATTAAGTTGTGCCATTAGTGTAGGATCTCCTTGTTGATAAACATAGTTATCATATCTCTTCATAAAAGCTGGACTGTTTGTCCTAGCTAAATTAAATTGTTGGACATCATATTTAGGACCTTTTCCAAAACCAAAAAGACCTGGCCTAGTGCTCATGAAATTTTTATCGTCTCTAAAAGGAGACTTAATTCTTTCAAGAGTTCTATTTAATCCTGATCTCAAATTAAAACTGTTAGTAATACCCCTATAACTTGTATCAAATACAGGTAGAAAGTTTAAAGTATTTAAGGCAAAATCTCCTGCGGTGCTTAGTGAAGGATCATTATATAGATTTCTTGAAACCTCAGGTAGATTATAACTACCATATCCAAGTCCAACAGCATCTAATATATTTCTGTTTCTTATAGTTCCAGCTAATGTTTTTGTAGTAGCTCCACCATAAGAACCAGGATTAAAAGGTTTGAAGTTCAGAGCTGGATTAATAACTTTATCCATTAATCTACCACCTCCAATTCTGGTAGCATTTAACAAACCAGTACCTAGTGGAGACATAAGACCAGCAGTACCTATTGCTGTATATAATATAGGATTGACAACATCTAG